AGGCTTTATCATATGTCTGTACCAATGACATGGACAGAATTTTCAATCAGACTGATATTAAACGGTCGTTCTCTGCCAGTAAGGATCGGTATCCTGACCTTATTACTCTATTCCTGCGTGGTGTCGTATCGATAGAGACGATGGTGATACTGGACGACCTGCTTGGTTTCACCAGCAAGTATGATAAGATATACTACGATGATTCCATATGGCCTAAAATTTCTCGAAAGATAAGTAAGTATAGACCATTCCTAAAGTATGATAAAGTGAAGATGAAAGACATACTGAAAGGTATCGTGAATGAGCAAAGAAAAGAGACAAAAGAGATTCCAGCAGAAAGACCGTCATATAGAGCGGCAGTTTGATATTGCCAAGAGTAATCACCACGGTTACTATAACGACAATAACAAGCACCGCCTACATAAGATGCACGCCATGGACTGCGGCAATCCTCGCTGCTATATGTGTGCTAACCCTCGTCGGACATGGGGTGAAAAGACCATGCCAGAGATAAGATTTGAGTGTTCAGCCGTGGAGCAGACCAATAAGGACTCTATCGGCAAATGGGAATGGGAAGATTTGAATGATCCTGCGGTAGAATGGTGACTAAATAGGTAAGAACACTCTCGCAATGGTTTTCCCTGTGAGGTTTCTATCTTTTAGAAGGAGAAAGGTATGACAAGAGACGATCTAATTGATTCAATGGAAATCATCATCAAGGAACATGCGCCTGCCCAGGCGTCAGAATACATCTATCGCCTATGGATGAACCATAATGACTATGAAATTAAAAAGGGTAAGGTAGTTCATATTACCCTTGGTCTTGATATCTCTGAAAAGTTACCAAGAACCACTTGACAGGGGTGAAAACCCCTGTTATACTACGACCTTACATTATGATACTGTGGATAATACGAACATACATCGAACATACGGAGAAAATATATGAATTTTGCAAACCTCAAGAAACAGTCCAAGGACTTCACCAAGCTACTTAAGAAGGTTGAGGAAGTCAATAAGCCAACCTACGAGAATGCCGATAACACCGACAACTATTGGAAGCCAACACCTGATAAGGCTGGTAACGCATTAGCTGTCATTCGCTTTCTACCAGGTGCCGCTGTGGACGGTGACGATGCACTACCATGGGTTCAGTATTGGGACCATGGTTTTCAGAGCAAAACAACCGGTAAGTGGTACATTGAGAAGTCATTGACTACCCTCGGTCAGGGTGTTAAAGATCCTGTCTCTGAATATAACTCTATGCTATGGAACTCTAACTCTGATGATAACTCACCAGAGCGTAAGCAGGCCCGTGAACAGAAGCGCCGCTTGCATTATGTTTCTAACATCTATGTTGTGAGTGACCCTAAGAATCCTCAGAATGAAGGTAAGGTCTTCCTATTCAAGTATGGTAAGAAAATCTTTGACAAGCTAACAAAGATGATGAACCCAGACCTTGAGTCCGAGGAAGCTATCAATCCTTACTGCCTTTGGAGTGGTGCGAACTTCAAGCTAAAGATGACCCGTCAGAGTGGCTTCCCCAACTATGATGAGTCAACATTCTTGGCACCAGGTCCTCTAACAAAGGACGAGGCTGAAATGGAGCAGATTTGGAAGTCAGAGTATTCTCTATCAGAGATTATCGATCCAAAGAACTTCAAGACCTATGATGAACTAAAGCGCCGCTTTGATGATGTTATGGGTATTGCTTCTTCTCGTCCAGCACCTGCCGCTAAGAAGGTAGTTGTCGAGGATGAGGAAGATGTTCCATTCACCGAGTCTAAGCCAGTTGCTAAGAAGGCTCCGGTAGTAGAGGAAGAAGATGAAGATTTGGCCATGTTCCGAGAACTGGCTGACTTAGACGACTAATAGAACGAAAAACTAATAGTGGTTTTATGAGGGGCATTTTGCCCCTCTTTTTTTATCCTAGTTTTGTATTGGTCAATGATGTATAGTTACTGCTGACAATACCTCTAGTATTATCCATAGCACGAGCCAGCGAAGGTGTTGGCTGCATATGTGCTGGTCTATTCTCCATTGGATTCATAGTAATAGGACTTTGCTGCTTCTCAACTGGTGACATGCTTTGTCTATCAGGTTTAGCTGGTGACATTTCTAGCTTTTTGATATAGTTTTCATCCATAATAGATGGTGCAAAATCAACCGAACTTTTATCTACAGGCACATTAGCAGTAGGTGACTTTAGCTTTCTCATTCTATCAAATACCTGTGTGGTATTCTCACCTTCTGTTATTGGCTTGGCTTGTGCAGGTTCAGGACCGAGCAAGTCTCTAAATGGCTTGGTGATCTTAGCAGTCATTGATTCCTTTGGTGGTGCTGTTTCGATCTTAGGTGCTGGTTTAGCTAGTGCCAAAACATCCTTCTTTTCCTGTGAATAACGCTCCGAGAACTTATGCTTGGTATACTTTTCTCTAGCATTATACAGAGCATTGATCTGATCCTCGATGGCTGAACCAGCGGCGCTTTTGACCTTTGATACAATTCTCTTGGCACCACCATGCTGAACACCCATACTAAACAAGGCTTCTTTCATAGCAGGATGTTCTGTATTAAATCCTAGTTTCTTGGCATGTTGCTCTAGTGGATCATAGAGTGTTTTCTTAATGTATTCATGTTGTGACTTGGCAAAGGCCTCTGGGTCACTTACCGCAACTCTCTTATATGCCTCATTGAATGGTCTGCTTCCTGGTCTCATGCCTTGGAAATGATGAGCGAATTGCTTTCCTTCTTCTGACTTAAGATAGGCAGACATCATACCTGTTTTGGTTGATAGCTGGTGTTCTCCGTATGATACACCACCTTTATCACCCTTACCAGATGAAATAGTATGAACACCACGGGCACCTGACTCATATGGTCTAGATGCTGAACCCAATTCTTCACCACCAAGACCTTCGCCTCGACCAGTGATCATGCTGATAAAGCCCATAATCTCACCGATCTGTCCAGTGTGTGTCTTTACCACATCTGATATCTGTGCGGTTGAGGCATATCTTGTGGCTTGCTGTTGATCAAAGTTAGTTTGGTTCTGACTTGTTTCATCTTTCTTAAACTCTACAGAACCAGTACCAGTGCCGGCACCGCCTTGAGTGCCACCTTTATCAAGAGCCTCAATGTTGCTCATAATTCTCTTTTTCTGTTCATCGTCAACTAGATTAGCACCCATCTGTAAGGCTTCTTTTGACTGTTCATCATGTATTCTGCCGTTAGACTGAACCAATCCGAACTTAACTGATCCGCCCATGGCGCCGCCGCTATATTCGTCCTTATTGACTTGACGGACACGAGGCTTCTGTCCTTTAAACTGCTCTAGCAATAGGAAATTACCTGACTCGTCTGGTGCCGTCATAGCAACACCAGTGTGGTATCCAGCGCCCATCCTATCGCCACCAGGTAGGTTGTAACGAGTGGTAGCTACTACCACACCAGGCTTAATCGGACCCTCTACAATCGTCCATCCTCCTGTTCTACCAAGGTCAGGATTAATTCCCTTAGATAGAGTGGCGCACTGTTCATCGTTCTTGGAATCGTATAGTGACTTGTCTTTAGGAACTACGAAGCCATTGGCATTCATTTCATAGTTTCCACCTGGTGTTTGACCACCACTTGGCTCACCAGCTTTGCCCATCATAGCGTCAGAATAACCACCAGCCGTATGTGATCTATACATAGCTGTGGTTTCTGTATTGGCTGGTCGTTCAAAGTCTTTGGTGAATCCGATAGAAGCGTCAGAAGGATTGGCGAAGTTACGTGATAGATATGTTTTCATATCACCTTCTGTCATAGCAAAGTCAATCTGCTTCTTCCAGTTTGTTTGCCAACCTTCACCAACATATTGCTTCATAGCCGAGAAACGAGAAGCATGGTGCTGAAATAGACCACCAGAGGTACCACCGTCACCGATAGCACCAGAGTTAAAGTTGGACTCATATTTCATATTGTTGACGATACCAGCGGCATGAACATGGTCGATGCCTTTTGAACGGATATAATCGTATATCTCTCTGGCTTTGACTACGTTGGTGACCTTCTCTGAAGATGATACTGAAGCACCAGATGATGTGGTCGCCTCGCCTTCCACTACACCGCCAGCTTTCTTCTTAGCAAGGGCATCATAGAAGCCTTTAACGTCTGGCATACCTTTTAGATAATATTTTGGGAATAGTTCAGCAAACTCTACAGGCGTTAGCATTGTGAAAGGAGAAGCCGCACCTAGTTTCTGCTGGTCACGTAGCATACCAAAGCGTTTGGCTGGAGCCATTGCCTTCAGTTTAGAGAATATATTCTGACTTTGATTATCTATATTGAATGCCATTATCTTCTTCTTTTTCTGCTAAGTTGCGACATCATATTGCTGTATTCGTTTTCTTGCTGCTTGGCCAGATCGTCTTGTTCTTGAACCCATGCATTGAGCATATCAACATAGATATGTTTTTCCCATGGCATCATACCTTCAACGTCACCTAAACTCCATCTATGATGGTGCATCAGATTAAAGTTTGACTTAAGCACATTTGCCAGTGAGTCATGACCCATTATCAGATAAAAAAATCAAAGAAATCTGTATACCTCACCTTATGCTCAAAACCACACTTATTACATTTGCTTTCGATCTTGGCAGCCACCGTAGGAAATCTATCTACATAGGCTTCTAGCTTCTTATAGTTTTCTTCGGTGAGACCTTCAACAAACTCTTTTAATTCTTCCGTTGTGTAGTCTTTATATGAGTGCATACCACTCTTGTCGTATATGTAATCGATAGAACTGACCACGATATGGGTCTTTTTGTCAATCTCTGGTAGTTCCTCGATCTTTCTCATAATACCATAGTTTGGGTATCTCATTCGGACACCAGACGCAGGACCTAGCTTGATATCATCCTGCACACCATCGTATTTGATTAGTTCAACATTGGAGATATCCATATCGGCAAGAAACTCATTGCCGCATACTTGTTCATTCTCCAATACATTATTACAGGTGAGTTTGACCGCTACCGTTTCACCTACCGACTTGGCTCTTAGAAAGATAAAGAGATAGTCGATATCAAAGAACGGCAATTTATCAACGTCAATGTCACCATCAAGGATACAGTTGTTAATGACCTGCTTTACCGTTGTTATGATATCAGATGGTACCTTTGACTCAACGGCAATCAATATTAGCTTTTCTTCTTTAACCGTGAAAGGTCTAACTCTAATAGCCTTTCCACTGGATGGTACAACAAAGTCATACGCAGGTAGTTCAATCTTAGGCAATGCCATAATATATCTCCATTATTATGTAAGTAGTGTTGGTCTATCCCAATTCTTATAGGTGAATGTTACTTGTAATCTCAATACATCTTGCTCGGCCCAGTTTACAGGCTGTGCATTGACAACCAGTGGCCATGCTCTCAATAGTCTCCAGTGATATGATATATGTGGTGTCCATGTGGCACCAGTTAGTGGTATGACTGACAGTGGACCGAGAGGTGATGGATCCGCATATTCTGAATATTGAAATATGTTAATCTCAGAGAAATACTCATTTGGATAGCTATAGTTAAAGTTATTAACTGGGTTGATAAAGTCCATCCAATCGTCAAAGAACCTACGTTCACGAGAGTCCGAACGGCATAGAAACGATAATGTTATTGGCTGATATTCCGTATTTGTTGGGAATACCTGTGATGGACCATAGTAACGAGCCTGTGCCACCGAGAAGCTACGGCCTGGTAACTCTGCCGTATCGCAAAGCATATGAAGGTCTGGCACCAATGCTCTTGATTTAATAGCGGCTGGTGGTGTAATTGATACAGCAAAACGGGAGCCTCTTGTTAGAGAGCCGCCCATGTCTAGCGAGCCTAGAAAGGCCAGCATATTCATAAATTTTGGTCCGACTTGTCCTACTTGTTGAACTGGCATATTAGTATCCGTTGTCTACGTCTGCTTGACTGATTACACGCATTTCCTGGAAGACTAGTGATAGGAATGCCTGTGTTGGGCTACCGTCTTTAAATGCGCTGAACTCATTCTGTTGTGAATAGTTAACATCAACTCTTTTGAGAACACACTTAGCTATTCTAGGTAGGTATGGGTTCTCTTTAACCTGACCGTCTACCACATGTCTAAACTTGATATCGAACTCGGCTGGTGGTACGAACCAGAAGCCTGTTCTAAACTGTTCTGATAATATTGCACCAATATCACCAGGCAAGAAGTTCTGTATATCTTGCTGCTGTTGTGAGGTGAGTGTACCTGTAATTTCAGGTGCGGAGAACTTTCTTAGTATCTTGATAATGGCATGCATTTCACGCTGTTCTTCTTTTGACTGCGGAGCCATAAAGTAATCGAATTGGAATGATCTTAGATCGGAGTTGGCATATAGAACATCGACCTTAGGATTAATAACACCTTGACCAGCTACTCTCGCTGCACCGGCTGCGGCCGCTGTGGCCGTGCCGATAACTGGAATACCACCAATAACCGATGTGCCTAGTCTTGTTAGCTTGACTTCATCGTATTCATGAGCCATCTGCCAGAATAGAGAACTGTTCTGACCACCACCTGGAATAAAGAGAGATATAGCTGTTGGTGACTTATCTTTGTTATTAGAAAACCTTGACTGACTTGGATAGGCAGTAATGGTCATAAAGTGACCTTGTGAATCCGATTTTAAGTCTAATGGAAATCTATGTGATGATCTGGTAGAACCACCAGCTGGTGTGCCCGCTATAGCACTACCAGCAGTTGTGAGATAATCCACACTATCGTTAGCCATTTATTCCTCCAATGCTACATACTATTTAGCAGAGGTTTATAATGGCATATGATTACAAACAAGGCTTTTTCAAGCCAAAATTTCCTAAAAAGTATATCGGTGACCCTACCAATATCGTCTATAGGTCTGGTTGGGAAAAAAGAGTTATGCAGTCTCTTGATGATAATCTAAATGTGGTACGCTGGGCATCCGAAGAGGTGGTCATACCTTACATTTCACCTATAGACAACCGACCACATAGGTACTTTGTAGACTTTTATGTTGAGGCCAAACTGGCCGATGGTTCTATTAAGAAGATGCTGCTAGAGGTTAAACCAGCCGCACAGACAAAACCACCCAAAGCACCTAAGAGAAGAACCAAGCGGTATCTGTCCGAGGTCATGACATGGGGTGTGAATGAAGCTAAGTGGAAGGCAGCCAAAGAGTTTTGCTTAGATAAGGGCTGGGAGTTTCGCATAATTACCGAAGCGGAACTATTTAAAAAACCTACTAAATAATACATGGCAAAAGAATATACCGACGACGAACTAGCAAAGTGGTTTAGAGATAAGGCACTGTCAGTTAGAGGTGCCTCGGCTCGAAACAGACTACTTGATGCTGATACACGTTACGCTGATATCAATAATCAGTTTGTCGGCGGCATGTATTTCTTTAGGTATGATCCTAAGACAAAGGCTAAACTGCCTATGTTTGACAGATATCCACTGGTTATCGTAGTTGAAAGATATACCGACGGCTTTCTTGCTCTTAACATGCACTATCTGTCCAAAGGTCAGAGAACTGGTGCCGTGTCTATGATGAATGAGTTTTATAACAGAAAGAAGCCATTTACAGGCACCACCTCAGGTCGTGGCTTGACCAACTGGGAACTGCTAATCAATACTTCCACCAGTGTCGAGGCTATGGCTAATAAGTGTGTCCATCGATATCTGTATAACCATGTCCGATCACAGTTTATTAGAATTAACAAAGATGAATACGATAAAGCAATTCAATTACCTATCGATGAATGGGTATATAAAAGGTAATCATTAATGACCATATCACCATACTTTGATCTATTCCCAAAGATAGAGTATAATATCAGCGGTGAGCCTAATGCCACCGAGAACGTGACCAATATCTTTAAGCGTTACGCTATTCTTAAGGATATTCTATCAAACGCTGGCAGCTATGTGTTATATGAGGTCGAAGAAAACGATACACCAGAGATATTGGCTGAAAAGGTCTACAATGATGCTGGTGCTGGCTGGATGATCCTCTATGCCAATAAGATCATTGATCCTCAGTTTGATTGGCCTATGTCGGACGAGGTGTTTAAAAAGTATGTCACCGAAAAGTATGGTTCGGTAGCCCTTGCTCAGACTACATATCACCACTACGAAAAGATCGTGGAGACCAGAGTTGGTGATCAGACATATACTCGCACCTATATTGTGAATAAAGAGAGATTGACCGACAATGCTCTTGATGTTCCATATACCTATTATGAACCGTATGACGGTAACTTTTCTCTCACAGGTGATACTCTCTTGGTCACCGCCGATAATACCTCATTTACCGTAGATCATAGCATACACGCTTCTTATGACGACACCTCTCTACCAGAATATTACTCATATGAAGCCCATGATATCAATGACAAG